ATGGCTTAGTCGAGGTGTCGGCTCCTTGTCCGCTTCTCGGCCCAGCTGTGCCAGGCAGAGCACCGGTACGTCCAGTTCCCGGGCGAGTTCTTTCAGGCCTCGCGTCATTTCGCCCACCTGCTCGTAGCGATTGGCCTTGCGATCGCTCGGCGTAAGGCGCTGCAGGTAGTCGACCACGACCAGATCGAGGCCTTGGCGTTTCAGACGCCGCGCCTGCCGACGGACGTCGTAGACCGTCGCGCCGGCGCGGTCGTAGATCCGCAACCAGTTGGTGGCCAGCGGTCCCGCGTGCGACGCAAGCTGTGCCTGGTCCTTGTCGCTGATGTCGGCGGTGCGAATCTTCCGGCTCGACACGCCCGCCTTGGAACACAGGATCCGCGTGGCCAGCTCGGCCGCCGACATCTCCAGCGAAACGAACAGCACCGGCCGCTTTCGCGCCGCGAAGTGAGTGGCGATCTGGCACGCCAGCGAGGTCTTCCCGACGCTCGGCCGGGCCGCGAGGATGAACAGCTCGCCACGGAACAGGCCGCCGATCTGCTCGTCGAACAGGGTCAACCCGGTCATCAGGCCGGCGGTTCGCTGGCGGGCCATCACGGCGTCGATCTTCGTGATCGCCTCGGCCACAGCCTCCGACATCGGCACTGGTTCGCCGTCGTGCTCGGCAGTCTCGATCTCAACCAGGTCGCGCTCCAGTGAGTTTAAGATCTCCTCGGGCTCCGCGGCGGCATCGTAGGCGTCCCGTAACGTCGCGGCGGCGGCGTGGATCAGCCGGCGGTAGCGAGCCTTCTTGGCGACGATCGCCGCGTAGTGGCAGGCGTGGGCCGCATGCGGGATTCCCTGCATAACTTCGGCGATGTAGGACACACCGCCAACAGCCTCTAGTTCGCCCGACTCGCGGAGCCTGTTCACAATCAGCCCGATGTCGATCGGTTCGCTGCGGTCGTGCATCGACACGAGCAGGCCGAACAGCTTGCGGTGAGCGTCCGCGTGGAAGTCATCGCGGCATACGACCTCAGCCAGGTCATCGAGGCTGGATGGTTGCAACAGCGCGGAGCCGATCACCCAGCGTTCGGCGTTGAGGTCTTGTGGCGGCAGGCGATCGAGCAGTTCGGGGTTGAGCTTTTTCATGGAGTCACCTGCTTACGGCGAAAGACCGGCCTGCGTTCCGGCGGTGACTCGTTGGGAGGTGGATGCTTCACCGTGGAGAGAGTCTTCCAGGCCCCGCCGATGGCGCAGTCGAGCGAGTACCGGAAGACTTCCCATGACGGGTAGAGCCGCATCCAGGCCGTGATGCGTTCCTCGGGATCGGTGAGCGGACCGTGCGCCTTGGTGCGCGCTGCCAACCACTGCTGGAGTCGCTGGCGAGTCTCGTCGGTGTCCCAGCTTTGATCAGGAAAACAGATTCGAGCGAAGCCCAAAGTGGGGGTGAGCCGTATCGTGCCTGGCTCTGGCTCTGGCTCTGGCTCTGGCTCTGGCTCTGGCTCTGGCTGTGGAGTTTCCCTTGCGTTTCCCTGGAATTTCTCTGGTGAATGACTGGAGTTTCTAGGCCGTCCGCTCGACTGGCGACGCGGTGGTGTGCCGTCCCAAAATGTTAGACAGGCATCACTTAGAGATTGCCGCCAAGAATTATCCGCGTGGTCCTGGATGTCGTGAATGACGAGACGGTGCGGCAATTTAACTTCATCCAGCCATCCCACTTTAACAAGAGCGCCAATGAGTTCATCCGGGTTTCCGTCCCATTCGATGCCTTTTGCGATCGCTGAATTGGACCACTTTCCAATGTCTCCTTGAATTGCGTACCGCGCAGCCCAGTGCCAAATTGACTCCAAAATTCCAACCGCCTGGAATTTTCGGATGCCGAGCAGGTCGCACAACATCAGCGTTTTTGGGTGGTCCGGCGTTCCTCTTTTCATGTCCGCGATCTCCGTGTCGCCTCGTTCCGTCTACCGCCGGCCGTGTTGCCGCTCCCGTCTCCGCTCTTCCCGCTCGATCCTGGCCGCCGCATTGCGGTCGCTGAAGTCGCCGCCCTCATCGGGCGCGTCGTCGAAGACGATCTTGCACCGTTTGCACCAGAAGTTCCGGTCGCCCTCTTCGTAGACCTGGTCGGTGCGTTTGCACTTGATGCAGCGCGCGGTCATTCGTCGAAGTCCTCACACGGCCCGCCGTAGTCTTCGTCAGTGCCGAAGCCGGCCGACGCGAGACCGGAGACATGGTCGCCATCCATGCCGTCGTAGTCGTCGTCACAATCCTCTTCTTCTTCGTCGAGGCACGGACACTCGCAGTCTTCCGGGTCGATGATGCTGAACCACGTATCCTCGCCGTCACAGTCACAGGCTTGGCCGCAGTCGGGACATTCGTGCATGGCGTTCTCCTTTCAGTGCGGACGGCTGGACTTGCACCAGCATGAGGCTACGGCGGTCGAGTTCGCCTCTCTGGAGACGTGTCGGGCTACTGGCCACCGACAAATACCACCGCTCTCGACCGCAAGTGCCGGTCTTTCCCGGCTGTCACCACGCGCCCGATATTTTGCACAAGCGGCCTCACAGCTTTCGCTGGTCTTTGCCCGTCGGGAGCAAGTGGTTAGGCTGTGCAGTGGCCGCGGCTGGATTCGAACCAGCGATCTCCTGGTTATGAGCCAGGCGAGGACAACCATGCTCCTCCACGCGGCGCCAGCATCGGCCGCCATGCCGTCTTGCGACTCAGCGGGAAAGGAAAGGAAAACAATCCCGCGTGCATGGCGGCCGGGCGGTACTCACTTTCTTGGCCGACGGAGCGTCTTGAGCTTCGCCTCAAGCTTCTCCTCGACCTTGGTTACTCCCATCACGGTCAACTCGCCAGTCTCCGCGCCGTTGGCAATGCGCTGCCGAATTGCCAGCGACTGCGCCGGATCGGTCAGCCGCTCAATGGCGTGGAGCAGATCGTCGTACAGCTCGGGCGGCGGCGCCTCGCTTTCCGGCGAGGGATCTTGCGACTGCTGTTCCTCCTCGCCAGGCTCTTCCTGGACATACTCGTTGTCTGTCGGAGGCAACTCCTGGGATTGGTCCTCAGGCTCTGGCTGCGGAGGCGAGAGCTTATCCGCAAGCGCCTCCGTGCGCGTCTTTCCGCTGTCCGGCGCGGCCAGTGCCGGCCGGCCGTGCCACTGGAATGAGTCGCCGACTTCATCCGCGCACAGCTCGCCGCCGAGTTCCTCCGGAAACGCGGCCCGCAGCGCGGCAGCCTCAGCGACCTTTTCGAGTTGACCCCGCGGCCGCTTTCGCCACATCTCATTTGGGGCTCCGCCTTTCTTCGAGGCGTAGCTCTCCGACCAATACACGGTCGGCCCGGGAAACGGTTGTCGCGCACCTTCTACCAGTCGATACACGGTGATCTGCGCCCACTCGGGATGGACAACCTTGACCGTTTCGTTATCGGTTGGAAACTCGCTCGTAAGGTCGGGACCGAATGACGTAGGGTCGCGTCCGGCGTACTTGCCGGTGCGGAATGCCGTGGTCCGCAATTCCGAGATCGACGGCCAGACGGTCTCAACGTACCGCCGCGCCTTGTTGTCCCAGATCGGCACGATGTGGCACTGGCGTTTGAACGGATCGAGGTTGCGGGCCTTGCAGTAGGCCAGCGCGAGAATCACGCTCTCGGTCGTTTGCGCCGACGGAAAGATCGCGTCAGTCAGCGCTCGCCATGCGGACTGGTCGACGCCAAACCGCTCTTGCAGAGCGGGGTGGTATGGAAGTCGCGCCCGGGCGATGGCCGGAGGCGCCGCATGATTGACGGTAGCCGGGGTAGTGCTCATATCAGTCCCTCGCTTTCTTCAGCCGCAGCACGCGGCAAGTGCTTTCAGTAACCAGTTCGCCATATAGTTCCGGGTGCTCCGCCCGAAGTCGTTTCACGTCGCAGCGCGGAGCCGAGCGCTGTGACAGGTAGGTCAGCATCCGGCCGTCAGGCAGCCGGCCCGCCTCAGATTCGCCCAGCATGGCCAACAGCTTCGCCGTGGCGTCCTCGTAGTCGGCATTGGCATTCTTCATCTGCTCGGCGGCGAACTCGCGTTGCAGCCACAGCGCGGCCGCTTCCTCGCCCAGATCGACGCATGAGCCGGGAGCGCGCCGCAGCAGCCTGAGCACCTCGATCGACGGTGCGCTCGATTCGGGTGGGCAGCGCGGCGTGACGTGCCGCTCCCAGAACTCGATTTCCCGATTCACCAGCGTGCTGATGATCGGATCGGATCGAGGCACCAGATAGAGCCGCCACTCAAATCGGAATCCGGCCATCGCGGCGGCCACCCAGACGCGATCGAGCCCGGCGACGTACATCTGATGCTGGACCTGGAGATTCACGTGGTCCGGCACCTCGTCGGTCCCTTCGGCTCCCCAGTCCTGTACGGAGTTTGGTCCAACGTATTTAGCCTCTACAGCCTCGGCGCGGTCGCAGACCATCGCGTCGAAGTTGGCTGCCATGATCCCGCCGTCGCGGCCAGCGGAGACGAGGGAGACATTGCGACGGAGCGCGACCCCAAGACGCTCCGCCGCAAAGTCCAGGATGGCCGGCTCCAGACGGTTGCCGGTCTCCATCGCCTCGGTAGTCTGGTCGTCGGACTCGTAGACCTTCGAGTAGTAGACGTCGGCCGGGGTGCGCCACGGCGACAAGCCGACGATGGCCGGAGCGTCTGACGATCCCAGATGGTTGCGCCGCGCGAGTCGTTGCTGTTCGGTAATCATGGCTTTACCCCCTTCACCTTTGCCACTACCTGGTCGAGCAGATCCCCGATCGCCTCGGCCGTCGCATCGTCGCACGGCAGATGGTCGATGATGTCCGGCCACTGGTCGGCCAGATCCAGGAGCCGCTCGCACCAGTCCAGGGCGCGGTAGCGGTCGTAAGCCTT